GATCGTTATTAATAATAGGATCACCAAAGTTTCCACAAAAGTAAAATCCTTTTAATTGTTGTAATACTTCAGTAGTTAATATTTTCTTAAAATCTGTTATTGTCCAGTCTTGATTTTTAATCAATGGGTTTTCTAAGCCGCCGTGTATATTTCGACTACACATTGGGCAACTAGCCTGGCATCTATTTGTTATTTCAAGATGAATATTTTCTAATTGATTAAATTTAAACATTCTTCTTTTCTTCTTTTATTCCTATAATCATATATCTATGGTATTTAGGTGTTTGTAACTCTCCGCTGTAGAGGACCTGGATATTAGATATTTTTACAAAATCGTCCACACTAGAAGAACACCTGATATGTTCTTCTAAGTCAAAAAAGTTATTGCTCTGTAATACTACTTTAGTTCCCGGCTGTATATTGTCTAGCCATTTATCGTATTGTTCTTGTGTTAAATGTTCGCAACTTGTATTAATAGCAACATCTGCATCAGAAGTGTAATTACACATATCCGCTGTTGTAGCAACGAATCTACCTTGCATATGATATTGCATGTTAATAGTTTCTGCGATAGGCTTACAACTAGTATCTATGTCTATACTTTCTATATCTGGTATACATAGATCACTATTAAACATTAAGTTTGCAAGTACGCCATTCCACCCACCGTATATAGCAACACTACCTTGTATTTTATGTTCTTGCATTTTTTCTATAAGCCAAAGTTTACTATTAACTTGCCCTTTCCAAAAACTTTCAAGTGTACGATATCGGTTTTCGCTATTACGAATTGCATCCATCCAAAATAATACATCTTGTATATCAACCTTCATTTTGCCACTCTTTGTTTAACTTTTTTATTTCTTTAAAGACTGTTGAATTTATACCTTGTACATCTAACGTAGAAATTAAGAAATCTAAATCTTTTGGTAAACACTTTCCGCTGAATCCTTGCTTATTGTCAAATCCTGGCACATCTAAATATGATTGTTTTGGTTGTACAGCAAGAAACATATCTTTAACAGCATCATAATTTGCATCAACACTATTTGCTAGGTCGTAAAATGTGTTAGCAAAAGCAATACGCATTACAGCAAGATTATTTGAAAACATTTTTACAAGTTCTGCTTCTGTTGTAGAACATGCAACTATATCTACATCGTCTTTAAGCCACGTTGGAACTTCACTGTTGCATCCTACAATTAAAGGACGATTAAGACAATCAGTTTTCCAATATCTTTCTCGTAAAAATTCTGGCATGTATATTACACACGGTTTGTTTATTCTTTCACATGTACCGATTGGTAGTGTACTACGGATTATAACTGTATCTGCTTTTAGTTGTTCTACTTCGCTGATTAATATGTTAATATCAGTGTGTGTATTAGTAGGTATACATACAAACACCGTGTCTGCATTATCTAATATACTTCTATCTGTGTTTAAATTAAGGTCATGTATAATTGTATCATTAGGCAATTTTAATCCTAACATTGTAGCCTTGCCGACGAAGCCGTGCCCTAATATTCCAAATTTCATACTTTCCTCTTTGGTAATTTACTGTCTGCACTACTCATACAACTAGGAGTTATACACAATTTTGGTTCTTTAAATATTTCAAATCCGCCAGTTGTAGTTCCTAATAAATCATCATGGCAACTATGACTACGCCTAACTTCAGTATCGCGTATTATAATGCCTTGGTACCCTGCATTACATTCCCATCCTTGAAACTTATTAAATCCAAACGCATTAAAACGTTCTGCTTGATCTATTTCGTACTCGTTTCCTTTAGCATCGTATAGTGCTACTTGAGCAAGGTGTTCTCCGTAGACTTGTTGTGGGAATCCTTGTCGCATTGTTGTGATCTGGCTATCAGTGTATCCATGTACCACGTGGGAGGCGGTTGGATCGGACTGGGGCTTGAGAGTGATATTAATACCTCTGGCGGCAAATCGTTGTAAGCGGTCGTAAAGCTCTTGAAACATCTCCGGAACCATGACTTGATTGATTGTAACATATACTCCTCCTTCCATAAGTTGTAAACACGTATCGCCGAACTTTTGTTCATCTGCAAACTCTGCATGAAAACTTGCTGTAACACTTCGACGTTGTAAACTCTTTGTGTTGTGTAAGTACTTATCCCACCATTTAGGTCCCGGACTTAGGTTTGTGGTCATATGTATGCTTTGATACTCAGCTTCTTTGTCATTACAGTAATGCTCAACCAATGGCATGAACTGTTTGTTTGCTGTAGGCTCTCCGCCACTGAAGCTAAAATGGAAGTCTGTAAAGCCGTTTGCGCGAGCTTGTGCTTTGATACTATTCATGGTGTTTAAGTATAATTCTGTCGGCTTCGTGTCCGGGACACTAGATCTTGCGTGTGGCCAGCAATAACTGCACGAATAATTACAATATCTAGTGGTGATCCAAGAGACTGTGAAAAGATGGCTCTTTAGGAGGGTTTTCTGGCCAAACTCCGTAATATCTTGCCATGGTATTTGTTCGTAATTATTACTCATAGACGCCTTGCAACATTAAACGCTAGAGTGTATTTGTAATCATCTTGTAAATGACTATCGCACCAATGTTTAGTTGTTCCTTTAAACAAGATTAATCTACCAGGCTTGCAATCATAAGAAACTTTAGTTTCGTTGTATTCTGTCTGTTCTTCAGGATGTATTTCTAGATCATAACTTGCTGTACTAAAATTAATCTTTGCATCTTTAGGAGCATCTAAGTAATACACTCCTGTAACAATTGCGCCACCATGTACATGCGGCATATGATAATCATACTTACCTACTTTGTTTGCCCACATATTTGTAATGCCAACACTTTCTCCAGCGTACCCAAGGTCTTTCATAAAGTGAAAAGACTTCTCTAACATAGATTGATTAAAATTATTAAACTCGCTATGCTGGAATACTTGTTGATTAGTACCATGTGTTGTTTGAATACGTGCATCTAATGTATTGTTAGGCTTTACTTCATTATCAATAACTTTTTTCATTGCAGGTATATCGTCCATGCAAAAGTTATCTTCAACTAATATAGGTACACAAAAATGTTTATTGATCATTAAATTTTTCCTCTAGCCAATCAAAGTCGTTAATAAGTGCAAGAACTTCGGGCTTGTTTTTATTTTCTTTTCCAAACACAGTGCCTTGTTCGGCGCCACGTTGTGCTTCGTTGCTAAATGATGCGGCTGGTATAGGGTGTAACCATGCTTGTAACCTATCTTCTGTTTCATCGTCAATCTGTCCAGTAATACTTTTACTTGCTAACTTAGTACATTCTCTAAATGCACTTTTCCAAGTGTTATATGCATTAGTATTAAACACAGTATAATTACTTAACTGATCTACAACTTTAAATCTATCACTAATACTAGTAGTCATGTCAGTTGTGTTAACATCTACATTTTGTGTAAGTAGTCTTGGCAACAATTTGACGCCGCCATTTCCGTACTCTAATCCATTAACAGGATTTATACTTCTCCATACATGCACAGTCGTTTCGTCCCATACCGGTACTTGATAATCAAATGTAAAATCATCACACATATCAGCATCTCCGTCTACTACAAAAAACATTCTTGTTGTAGATAATTCTGCAGCTTTTTTATGTGCTTGATGAATACCTTTGATGTCTCTTACCCAACGCAAATTTATTCTAGAATCTTCTTGTCTAATCTTGTTTTGTAGTTTTTCAAAATGTTTGATTGCATTTGGTTCTTTATAACTAATAAATGCAACATCATACGGCAACGGCTCTGATACTAATTGTTTATGTTCTTTGCGTGTAACTACGTATCTACTATTAAATTCTCGTCTGCCTAGTTGGTGTTTAGTTGTTGATAACACAACACCGTTGTGGTATGTTTCTTCGCCTCTGAATAAGTGTTGGTACACATGATGCATTTCTCTATCGGCATCGTATCTGCCATCTGTAGGATTATAGTACAAGTCAAATATTGTGCTACCTGTTATAGAAACGTTATCCCATATAAGCCAAAATAATGGGCTAGTTTCGTTTGCTAACACCTTTTCGTATTCTTCATACGAGCTAATAACATGCCTCGGATATCTGTATCTACTAGCAACAACATCAACTTCTTTTCTGTTAATTAAAAATCTATGTTCTACTTCTCTTTTAGATAACGGTTTATTAATAGATGCAAGTACTATCCCGCCGTGATAACTTTCTTCATCATTGCATAAATTTTTGTACACATGGTTTTCATTTCTATCATAACTATTATGATGACTAAAGTATGACGTTAGTATGACACTTTTGGTTACTTCTACATTCTTCCATATGCACCAAAACATATTAGTATTACACTTTTCAAGTGCATTTTCATAATCTTCATATGTATCTATGTCAAAAACGTCATACTTTGCAGGCATACTTGCTACAATGTCAACTTCTTTTTTGTTTACAAAGAACCTATGTTTTATTTCTCTACTTGAAACATGTACGTTTTTTGGTACTAAACAAATGCCGTCATAGTAACTATCATTTAAGAATGTATGTACATATTTTTTATCCCATTCAGGCACTTCGTAATCAAAGTTAAATGTATCACTTACAGCTAAATCATCCCACACTACATAAAACATATCGCTAAGAGCTTTACGTTGTGCTTGCTCAAAACTAGTTGCAAATTTAGCCGTGGGGTATCTTGTACACAATGTATTGTACTGAGGTCGGTTATTCTTTGGTGATACAAACACTATATCATACATCTTACTATTATACTACTTTTTTATGTTTTAGTCAAGAAATATTCTTCAGTTGATTTTAGAATATTTTCAGTTATTTGATGTTTAAAATTAATCTTACTGTATACGTGTGCGTTCTTTTTTAGTATAGATTGCCATCGTTTAAGCAATTTGTAACGCTCTGTACGCTCCATATGTATCCAATGCTGTATTGTATCGTGGAACATATTAAAACGCACTGTAGGGTCTTGTACGCTGTCGTAGGCGGTGTTTAAACCAGGGAAACGCAAGTTAATACCTATGCTATCAAAGTAGTCTAATATACCAGGCTGTCCTAATACAATACAAGGATGCCCAATTGCAATACACCTAAATGTTTTTTCTGTAATAAACAGTCCTGATTCGTAAAAGTGTGATTCAGTAACTACGGATAATAAACTATTTTCATAGATGTCTCTATTACATACGTTTCCTAAACTGTGTTCTATAGGATTTAAAACATCAACATGATGCCCTAGTCCTGAAATCAAGTTTCCTTTAATAAAGTTTTTTTCTTCTAGCCATAGCACATGTTTATTCCTATGTTCTTTAGGTGCCCTGTTAAGGCTGTTTATTAGAGCAATGCTACTCCAATCACGTAATACTGTGTCAATTACAAGACTGTCTTGTTTGTACGCTAGTTTGGCATCCCATTCTATTCCGCCTTGTACTTCTAACATAGGATATACGCCTGTGCTCTCACACCATGCTGAATATTCTTCATTTAATTTTAAATTGCCGCTAACAATAATAACACTCTTACAAGGTAATTGTCGTTGTTCCATGTCATGATGTAGTGCTTTAAATGTATTCCAGTTGTCGTTTATAAATGAGTCGCCTTCTACAATGCTTATGATTGCAATTCTTACTATGTTTTGGCGGGTGGCATCAATAATACCTTGTGGAATATTTAGGAGTGTATTAAATGAATCAGTTGTTCCTAAATCGCCAGACCACTGA